GCCCATGTCAACCCGGGGTGGTCCGGCCGTGTAGCGGATTTTCATATGCTTACCTCCATGCGGTAGGCCAGGCCGTAAACCAGCAGCGCCCCGGCCGCATCGATCAGTTCCTCTTTTTCCGGCCACAGCTCCCCGTAGTCGGACACCTTATAGCCGATCAGCAGCCCGCGCACCGCCTCGATGATCTCATGGCAGGTGGCGGCCCCGTCGGCCCGCGATCGGGCGTTGGTGGCAGCCAGCACCACGGTAAAATGCAGGGTGTGGGTGTAATACGTGCCCCCGATGGTCTGGCGGGGCGCAAAGTCCGCGCCCTGGTACACCACCCACAGGGCCGGCAGGCGCTTGGGCTGGCTGACCACCTGCTCGATGTCGCCGGCCCACACATCCGGCAGCCCCACCACGTCCTCGATACCGGTCAAGCGGGTGACGATGGCCTCGATGATGGTTTGCAGCATGCGCTCTCCGATTTTAGGCATTAGGCATTAGGCATTAGGCGTTAGCTAAAGCCTAACGCCTAATAATTGTCCAACGTGCCCGTGGTCCCCGCACTGGTCCTGCCGCGCGAAAACACCCGGTCGTCGGCATCGCTGGTCACCGCAATGCCGTCATCGGCGCTGCCGGCCGGGCTGGGCACGTCCAGGCTCAGCGCGCCCTTGCCAAGCTGCTCCAAGATGCGCTCGGCCGCATCGCAGCGTCGGCGCCACGGATCGGGCAGGTTTAAGTGCGCCCGCCGGGCGTATAGGGCGCACACGGCCAGATCGGCGGCCAGCCGGGTCACAATGCCCGGGGTTGAGGCCAGCGGCAGGCTGTAGCGCATGGCCAAATAGGCGTCGATCTGCTCGCCGGCATCGCTGATGGCCGCATCCACCACGTCAACGTCCACCGAGCCGGCCCCGGCATCGTCGGTCAGCTCGATCAGGGTGGCCTCGGTAAGGCGCTTTTCAATGTCGGTCTGGGTGCAATAGGCCATTGGGGGCTACCGTTTCTTTTTTCGTAAGGGCGCAGCGTCCGGCGAATCGGGCACATCCACGCCATTGGGTGCGGGTTCCACCGCTTCGAACCGCTGCTTCTTGCTGGTATCCAGCAACTCCTGGCCGAACGCATCGGGGTATTCCTTGGCCTGCCCGGCCAACTGTTCCCCGTAGGGAACGACCAGCACGCTCGGCGATGGCCCGACGTACCGTATCAGCATGATGACGACCTCCTTTCAAGACTATAGGCTGTAGGGGTTTAGGCTGTAGGGGTTTAGGCCTAACAGCCTACAGCCTAAATGCCTAAATGCCTCTTTCAGCCTAAAAACCTAAATGCCTTTTAGGTCGCGTACGTGTCCTTCCACAGATAGCCGGCATCGGCGGCCACCTGCACGATGTCGGTCTCTTCGGCCACTTCGTACACGTCCTGGTGCCGGGAGGCTTCGCGCCAGGTGCTGGTGCGCCGCGCGCTGCCGTTTTCGTAGGCGATGCGCACCTGCAAGCCGGCGGTGACCGTTTTGAGGCCAAGGCCACGGGGCTTATAGAACAAAAAGCCCATGCCCTTGCCGCTGTTGACCTCCCAGATCCGGGCCGCGGTAAAATCCGTGCCGGCATAGCTTTCGTTGGCCGTGGAATAGATGGCCTTGCCCACCAGCACCTCGTCCAGCTCCAGCAAGGCCGCCAGCAGGTCGGTGCCGAACACGCCGCGCTGGGTGTACTTGATCTTTTCCTGGATCGCCTCGCACTCCTTTAGGGCCAGGTAGGTGGCGTAGTCGAGCAGCAGGCAGTTCGGATCCAGACCGGTAGCGCCCTGGATGGCCTTTTTGCCCGTGACCATGTCGGTCAAAAACGTGTTGGTGGCGCCGGCCGGCGCCCACAGCCCCTCGGCGTCTTCACCGCCGGAGTTGCCATCGGCCCAGGTGCCGGACGTGATCAGACTGGCCACGCGGCGCTCCTTTTTGAGGTCGACCTTGTCGGTGGCAAACTCGATGGCGTCCTGATCCGGCTTTACCGGCGGGGCGCCCTGGCTGTTGGCGAAGCGACGGTCCTCGTCGGTGACTTCCTTGGCAAAGGCGTATTCGTCGGTGGCGATGGACACGGTGGTCATCGGGTAGCCGCCGCGCGCCGCTTCGGTACCGGCGGCGCGGATGGCCGCTTCGTCACGGAACCAGGCCCCCTTGAGATACTTGGCGATCTTGGCCTTGGGGTCGGCGCCATCCAGGATCGGGAACACCCGGTCGGCGATGTAGTCGCGGTTGCGGTAGGCCACGGAAATGGTGGCCAGCGGGCCGGCGACGATCTGCTCTTTGATGTTGGGTTGAGGCATTTTGAAGGCTCCTTTTTAGACGATAGGTGTTTAGACTTTAGGCTGTAGGCTGTTCGGCCTAAATGCCTACAGCCTAAATGCCTATGGCCTGTTTAACTGGCCGCGTTGACCTGGTGCACGGCGCCGGACAGCAGGACCTCGCCCAGCTCCCCGTCGCCACCGCCCTTGAGACACCGACCGATGGCCAAATCTAGGGCCACGTCGGCGTCCATGCCGTTGCCGGCGTCGGAGGCGCTGACGTATTCGAGCTTGACCCACTCGTTTTCGGCCACGGCCTCGCCAAAGCGGATCTTGCTCACGCCGATGAGCATCACGGCGGCGGCTTCGCCGGAGGCCGGGGCGTTTTGCAGCACGCCCAGCGGGTGGTCGGTGGAATTATCGGGGCGATACACCTTGCCGGAGGAAAGCCGCACGATGCGATACTGGTCGTCCGAAAGGTCTTCGCCGGCCTCATAGGTTTTGATTAAAACAGCGTTTTCGGTAGCCATGACATTCTCCTTTTGGTTCCCAGGTTGGGCTGCAAACCTTCAGGCCTAACAGCCTACAGCCTAAAGCCTAAAAGGCTTTTTACGGGTTGATGCTGGCCGCATACGCCATCGCCAGGGCGGGGTTTTCCAGCTGCACTTGGGCAAAGGCCGCTGAATAGGTCATGCCCTGATTGTCGGCGATCCGCTTTTTAACCATCGCGTCCAGACGGCCGCCGGGATCCGCGCCGGCCATGTCCTTGTCGCGGGTGGCAACTTCGGTAAAATCGATCAGCTCGGGCAGGCCGGCCAGAAACTCGGCAAACCACGCGGCCGGGGTCTTTTTGCCGGCCCCCTCGCAAAACACGATGGCAGCGGTTTGCTCGGCGGCCAACTGCTCCATAAACGTGGCCAGGCCCGCTTCCACCCAGGCCGGCGCCAGCTTGCCGGCCGCCACCCCGTCCTGGCAAAACGCCTTGATCTGCGCCTTGCGCTCAGCGGCGGCCCGCTGCTTTTCGGTCTCGGCAAACTGCGCCTGCGCTTCCTGCAGCGCCGTGGCCCGGGCCTGCTCGGCGGCCTGCTGCGTGGCCGCTGCGATGTCGGCCTCGGTGAAGGTTTTGCCGGGCGCGGCGGGAGCCGGCGCCGGCGGTTGCGGGGGCGCGATCAGGTCGATGTCCTCGTCCTTGCCCCCCAGTTTCTTGAAAATGTTAATGGCGTTGACAAACTCGGAAAATCGCATGTGAAGTCCTCCTATTTTGGGTTGACGAATTTCAAAAACAATGTGCGCCCCGTCGGCAAAAGCCGGCAGCGGTGCCAAGCCCTTGACCGCGGGCGGGGCCCCTCCCAAAAACCCCACGTGACGCAGCCGGCCGTCACCGTAAAACGCGGCCGAGCGGTTGCGGTACAAGCCCTTGCGCACCCAGTCGGCAATTTCGGGCAAAAGCTCGACATCGGCCAGCAGCCGCTTGACCCCGTCGATCATTTGGGTGTGCAGCCCCTTGACCCAGCCATAGGCCGGCGAATCGGTGGACGGATGGCCGATGACCACGGGCGGCTCATACGTGCCGGCGTCAAACCCGGCCACGGCCGCATCGATCAGCCGGTCCCCGTCGTGCGCGCGGCCGCTGCCGTCGGTTTGCCGGCCGCCCTTAAAGATTTCGATGATGGTGCGAATCATTTGCCGCTCTCCTTTTTAGGCGTTAGGCTTTAGCGGTTAGGCTTTAGGCTTTAGCTAACGCCTAACGCCTAATGCCTATTTCACCTTGATCATGATGTTGGCCGGATTGCCCGGCGGCGATTTGAGCACAAAGAAAAACGGCGCCGATAAATCCGAGCAGTAGTGCTCGTTGCACGCTCTTGCCGTCACGGTGTACGAACCGGAGGCAAGGCCTTTCAGCGACAGCTTTAGCCCATAGTCCGGGTCATCGGACAGCGGCGATTCAACGGGGCTGTCCCCCAGACCGTACACCACGTATTTGACCACCTCATCGACGACAAACGGCCGATCGCAGACCAAATACGGGTCGGCAAACACGATCACCGGCAAACAGCACACAGTGACCACCAGTTGGGCAATCATCTTTAAGACAACCATCGGGCTTGCTCCTTTTTAAGCCTTTAGGCGTTAGGCTTTAGTTAACGCCTAACCCCTAACCCCTAACCCCTATTTGGTCAGATAATCGCTGATCGTTGCGGCAATCTGCCGCCAGTCCTCGTCCTGAACCATCAAAAACGGCCGGGCCGGGATCTTGCTGCCCGGGTGCTTGACCTTGCGGAAAATGCCAAACGGCGTGCGCAAGGCCTTTTTGTTTTTTGGCCTGATCTCGTGCGGCCCGGTTTTGCCCCCCAGTTGATGAATGGCCGCATAGAGCACGTTGGTGCCGATGGCCACCGAATCGCGGGACGCCTTCCAGGTGATGGACTTCATCAGCCGGGAGGATTTGATCAGCGTCTGACCGCCCTGCTGCGCGGCCCGTTTGGACACGGGCCAGCGTGGACGGCCGCCGGACTCGAAGTTTTTCACCACGGATGTGCGCACGATTTCCCCGATCACCCGCATCACCGGCGACAGGTCGCCCATGCGCTGTTGCAGCCGCTCCAGCATCTGCCGCACTTGCTGGTCATCGATCTTGACATTGATGGATACGGTCATGTATCGTTTCTTCCAGCAGCCGAAAGATGGAAAGCCGCTCTGGCCATCTGGACGGGAGGGCAAAACCCTTCGGCCCTATGGGGGAGGTGAGCGCCCCCCCGGCTGCTACCTACCTGAAGATATTTTCTCATATCTTGACGCCACCAAGTCTTCCGGGGATATCACCCCCACTGTCACCACCCGATTGGTCACTATTTTTTTAACCTTGTAGTTTACACGGACGACGGCTTTACCCACTTTGCCGAAACGATCGGTGACATCGAAGGCATAAACGATCGCCGGGTCATCCTTGTCCCAAAACCTTTGGGAAGTCTCTATACGTTGCGGAAGAAACGCCAACTCTCCCAGCGGCAAAGCGGCGCTGCGCGCTTTTTTTGCGTCCCTGATGGCATGCAGCAACCCCTTGTCGTCGATGACGATCACCGATGCCTGAAGCTCAATGCCTTTTTGTGCCAGAAAACGCCGGACGTCGTCATCGATGACGCCGACGACCTGCATTTGCCCGGTGGCCTGCCCGCGTGCCAGGACTTCGTCAACCCATGCCGCAAAACGTCCGGAGGACGCCAGATCACCGACGACAGCGCTTTGCACGACGGTCGCAGCGGCATTGATCTTGTCGGCCAGATGGGCCTCAAGGTTCGGCTGCCACGCTTTGCCCGGGTTGTAGTCCCATCCCGGATCGATGCCGGCCGGAAAAACAGCCGCATCGCCGGTGCGCGGATCGATCTTGACCACCTGCCGGTTGTCCGGGTTTTCCGTGACCTTGAGCCCGTCGCGTTCCATCTCGCGGGCCGAGGCGCTGACCACCGTGCAGCGGCAATTCCATCCGTTGGGCGGGTAGTGGGTGCTCCACCATTCATGGTCATGGGGCAGCACCGTGTTGTGCCAGGTCTTGTGCTGGGGCCGTGTCCGGCCGTCGTTGACGGCCACGTAGCGCCAAAACGGCCTGGACCTGACCACGTCCGGGTCCGTCATGGCCCGGTGATGGCCCACCTGGTAGGCCGTCTGCACATTGACGTTGAAGATCGTTCGCAGCCGGTAGGCGCTGCCAAGCTGCACCGATTGGCCGTCGACCACCTGCCGGCCCCACCAGCCTTTTTGCTGCAAGGCCGGGATCAAGTCGTCCTTGAACCGTTCAAACGTGGTGCCGTCAACGATGGCCTTGTCCACCGCGGCGCGGATATCCTGCAAAATATCCAGGCGCATGGCCTTGGCCACGGTAAACGCCCTGGCATGGTCTTCGTGCCACATCTGGTGCCAGTCCCAGGAAAAGGAGAACCCCTTCTGGCGAAAATACGCGATGGCCTGCTCGGGTGGCAGGGGCGTCAATTCAGCGTCCATCGGCATCCCCGTTGAGACGGCCCCAGACGTCGGCAGCAAACAGAGCCTGGGCCAGCAACTCGGTCAGCGCGGCATCGTCCATGTCGCCATAGGCGGCCATGATCTTGGCCTTGGCTTCGTCAAAATCGCCGGACGACCGCACCGCCTCGGCGATCGGCGCCAGCAGGGCTTCGGACGCCTCATGGCCTTTGGCCTGCAAGGCAGCCTTCAGCCCCTCGATGGCCTGCTGTTCCGGCGTGAACACCGGACCCGCGCCAAAGCCGTCCAGAGCCGTTTTACGCCCATCGGATTTGGCGAATGCCTTAATATTGCCCGCCTCGTCCGAAGCGCTTGGCGGGGCTTTGGCGGGGTCGGTTTTTTGCTCCTTACGCCCGACCGCCGGCTCGCCTTCGGGCTTGGGGATATCGTAGGTTTCGTACCAGTACCCATCGTCGATGGGCACGCCGATATCCACGGCCAGCACCTTGTCGCGGGCGGCCAGCGCGCCCAGATCCTCGGCCGGATCGGTGCGCAGCCACAACGTGGGGTAGGCGGCCTGGGGCCCGAAGTTTAGGTCCACGATCCAGCGCACCAGCGTGGCGTTGAGCACTTCGCACAGCATGTCCGCGTCGGCGGTCACCAGTTCCTGGCGCACGTCGTTGTGGGTCTGGCTGGCCGCATACGAGCCCTCGCCGGCAACCTCGGTGGTCAGGGTCTGGCCCAGCACGGCCTTGGAAATCTGGCGGTCAAAATAGTCGCACAGCCCCTGGTAGCCGGCATTGCCGGTCCGGCTGGCCTCCAGCAGCTCTAAGGCCATCGTGTCGGGCACCTTGATGCCCGTGTCGTGCTGGATGGCGTCGATGGCATCCAGCAGGGCCGCCTGCTGGGCCGGGTCGGTGCCCGGCGAGTACTTGCCCACCACGGTGGGCATGCCGAACTTTTCCAAAAACGTCAGCCAAAACTTGATCCCGTTTTTCTTGAACCACACGGGCCACCACAGCTTTTGGCCCATCCCCTTGCCGTAGGGGTTGTCGCTGTCGCCCCAGGAAAACACGATAAACTTGCGCGCAGGCACCGGCTCGCCGTCGATCATGGCCGCCGGGGTGAGCAGGCGCAACTGCCGCTCCATCGTGAACACGAACCGCCGCGGGTGCTTGGCCATCAGGTTGACCGGCAGCCATTTGCCGTCCACCGCGGCCCACATCACCTCGGCCACGTAAAAGCCGTACAGCAACGCCTGCATCAGCTCGGCAATGGAGCGGGTCAGCCCGATGTTGTCCAGCGCGTCGCTGACAAAATCAGCGATCTGCTGCTCGTGGCTGGCCGCAGCCGGCCGGCCCTTGCGGGTGGGCGTTGCGGCGGGCAGCACCTCCCACTCGGCGCCGGCCACCGACAGGTACCGGGTTTGCAGGACACTGGCCGCATGCGCGTCGCGCGCCACCTCGTCATACAGTTTAAGGCCCTTGCCCGAGGCCTCGGTGCGCAGCACCGGGTCCGGGTTTTCCAGCCGGTTCAGCCACCCGGCAAAAATGTCGATGTCCTTGGCCGTGGTGGCGATTTCGTCGATGATCGGCTTGCTGCCCGGTTTTTGGGGATCAGCCTTTTGGGTCTCAGCCATTGACGTAGGCCTCTGTTCGGGTGAAGGCCCGCCGCTGCCCGGTGCTTTCAAACTCGATCGGGCCGGACGGGTTGGATGCCGCGTGGATCGCCAAAGCCAGCGCCCAGAAATGGTCCGCGTGGCCGGCCGTCTCGCTGCGGTCCGCGTCATAGCGCACGTTGCCCGCCGCGGTGACCACCTTGCGGATCGCGTGCAGCTCGCTGCGGATGGCCGCGTCGGCCGGCACCCGCACGGCCCGGTCCTGGAAGCGGCGCAGCATGGTCATGGCCAGCTCTTCTTTGACCGCGGCCGTAAAGGTCACCGCCTCGACTTTGCAGGCGCCAAAGCGGCTTTGCGCCTCCTCGGCCAGTTGCATGCCAAGGCCCGTGGCATCGATGCACGCCCGGCGCAGCCCCGGCAGGGCCAGCCACGCGGACAGCGCCTGCATCTGGGCCGCGAACGGCGCCCGAAACATGGGCTGCACGGCCCGGCTGACCAGCACATCGCCCAGCCGCTGGGCCAGCCAGATGACGGTGAGATCGCGGCGCCGGCCGATGTCCATGCCGATGTACAGATCGGTCAGGCCGGCCAGCTCTTCGGGGGCCGCCAGGCAATCGGACTCGCAGGCCGCGATCATCTCAAAGGTGATCAGGGCCGCGGCCTCGTCGATAAACTGGCACTCGTATTCCTGGGCCCAGGCGTCCGGATCGTTGATGCCGGCCCGCAGTTCGGCCACGTTCAGCGGCAGCCCTTGGGCCACCGCATCGTCAATGGCCACCTTGTGCTTGGCATAGCCGTTGTCCGCGCTCCACAAATCGTAAAACATGCCCGAGCGGCCGTTGGGCGTTGAGATCACGCGGATCTTGTAGCCGCGCGTGATGGACGGGTAAAGCGCCGTCCAGATCTTGCGGCTGTCCGCGTGAAAGGCAAACTCGTCCAAAACCACGTTGCCGGAAAACCCGCGCGCCGTGTCCGGGTTGGCCGGCAGGCCGATCACCCGGCCCCCGCCGGGAAACCGGCACTCCATCAGCCGCACCGAGGTTTGCTTGCCCCAGTCGGCCTCCACGGCCTGGACCGCGGCGCCCAAAAAACCGGCGTGCAGCCGCACTTTTTCCATCAGCTCGCGGCTCTGGCGCTCCCCGCGGGACAGCAGCACCCACAGGCTGCGGTTTTCCACGGCATCCAGCACCGCCTCTAAACTGGTGGCAAAGCTTTTGCCCGTCTGGCGGCTCCACATGCCGATCTTGAACCGGGCCGTGTCGGCCACCCAGCGCTGCTGGTAGGGATACAAGATGGGCTTACAGTCCATATTCCTCGCGCAACTGGCGGATGGCCTCCACCACGGCGTGCTTGGGGGCCGCCTCGGCCGTTTTTTCGATGGCCGCGACCTTGCGCATCACGGTTTCCACCTTGTCCCAGCGCTCCACCAGGGCACCCAGCTTGGCCAGGGTGTCCATCATCGGCGCGGAGACCTCGTCGGGCCGCAGGCCTTCCAAAAACGCAAGCTGGCGCTCGAACAAGTCTTTGAGACGGGCGATGTTGCCGCGCTTTTGGGCGCGGGCCTTGTCCCAGCCGTCCAGCTCTTCACCGGGGATGCGCGCTTCTTCCTTCCAGGCCCGCAGGCTGGTTTCCGACACGTCCAGCCGCCGGGCGATTTCCGCCAGGCACAGCCCGTCGGCATACAGCCGCTGGGCCAGCGGGGCCTTGACGGCCTTGTCGCCCTTGACGCCCATCAGGCCAGCGCCTTTTCCAACCGGCCGATGCGCTGGCGCGCCAGCAGCAGCTCGGCCCAGGCGATTTTCAGCTCGTCGAAAAGCGCGTCCATCTTTTCCATTTCCAGCTGCTCGGGCGGCGTCAGGATCGGGTTGAGCCCCTGGCGGATCGCCCCGCACAGGCCTTCCACCGTCAAGTGCAGCCGCCCGTGCTTTTCACGGGCTTCGGCCAGCTCCCCCTGCAGCGCGGCGCGCTCGATGTTCATCGCATGACTCCGTGGTCCTTGACCACCGGGCAAAAGCGGTTGGCGTCAATGCGCTCCACCAGCCGGGTCTGCACCTGGGTGTTCAAATGGATGATGTTGGTCAAATCGCTGGCCAGCTTTTCGTAGTTGTGGCACAGGCTGGAAAAATCGCGCACCAGGGACACATTGTCGGCATACATCTTGGCCTGGGACTCCATGAACTTGCGGTGCTCGTCCATCACTTGGCGCATGTGGTTGGTGTCCTCGCGCCGGTAGCGCTCGTTTTTGCTGATCACCACCCAAAACAGCACCATCAACAGGCCGTTGATGCCGTTGGCCCCGATGGCCCACGACACCAGCCAGGACGGCAGCCCCTCAAGGCCGCCGATCATCGTTGCGACCTTTCTTCAAAAAGGCCCTGGCACGGCAGGCAGCGGGTGCACGGCAGGCCCAGCCGGCGGCACATCAGCCGGCGCATGGCCGGGATGCGCCGGCCGCAGTCCTGGCACCGGGCCAGGATCTTGGCCGGTCCGGCCGCCCTGGCCCTGGCGATGGCCTCGTTGCGGGCCGCGGCCTTTTCGGCTGCAGAATAGTCGGCTTCGTCCATGTCAAAAAATTGAGGGGTTAGGAACAAGGAATGAGGGGTTAGGAACAACGCCCAACGCCTAACGCCTAATGCCTATTTCCTATCTTTTGGCCACTGCCTGGCGCATGAAAATAGCCGCCAGACTGGCCAGGGCGGTCTGCAGGGCCGCCACCAGGTCCATCTCGCCGGTAAAATAGCCGGCCGCCGCGGTGACCAGCCCGGCCACGCCGGTCCACACCGTCTTGGATTTGATCAGCTCGCTCATGGTCACTCCTTTGCCAAAGAGGCGTTAGCGTTTAGGCGTTAGGCTTTAGCTCTTAGCTGTTAGCTAACGCCTAACCGCTAAAGCCTAACGCCTTTCGTTATCCCTCCAACCGCCGCAGCCACCCGTCCAAAAACCTGCCGCTGCCCACCTGCGCCAGTTGGATGTAATGGTTGCCGGCCAAAATCTTCACAGCGCTCACCAGGGCCTGCGGGTGCTTGACGGCATTGACGGCCCACAGGGTCTGCGGACCGATCTTGCCGTCAATGGCAATGCCCGGCAGCCCGGCCGCGGTGCGCAATATGCTCACCGCCTCTTGGACCAGCAGCGCGGCCCGCTTGCACCCGCAGTTGACCGCCAGGTCAAACAGCTTGCCGGCCAGTGCCGGGTCCTTGAATTCATCCAGCAGCAGGCAGTCCCAGTAATGGCGCCGGTAATAGTCGGCGGCCTGCTCGATGGTCAGGGCCTTGATGTCCACTTCGGGAAACGAGCGGCGCGAAATGCCGAACTTGGTCTCCCCGCCCGGGTCGTCCGGGTCGAAAACATACCCGCCTTCCCAGGTCAGGGTTTTTTGCAAACTGGTCCAAAAAAGCGAATTGGCTCTGGCCATCGTTTGACTTTCGGGGTTGTCAAAGGGGCAGGGCACGGCCCTGCCCCCAACGAGGAGGCTGCAGATCATGGCGGAATCTGCAATTTCAGGCAGGATTTTAATCGATTATGGTAATAAGCAAAGCTCGCCGTGGACAATATGGACGATATGGACAAAATTTTTGCGTAAAGAAAAAAAATGCCGCCCGGCAAGCCCCGGACGGCATCAGCGCAAGGCCGCGGCGTTCATTTCATGCCCGCGCAGGTTTGGCCGGGGTCACCACTTCGGTCTGCTCGATGCGCCCGATACCGCCTTGTGAAAAGTGGATGGTAACCGATCCGGTAAAGCGCCGGTCGCGCAGACGGCGCAAGTGCTCCATCAGCGCCGCCAGGTTGCTGTCTGCGGCCGCTGTCATTGATCCGCCTCGATCAACAACGCCACCACGCTGTCCGTGAATATGCGCAGCGGGCCGGCAGTACGGACCGCCCTCAGCCGGCCATTGTCGATGAGGCAGTAGACCTGCGAGCGGCTCACCCGCAAAATATCGGCAACCTCGTCGGGCCGCAGCAGCTTTCTGGCGGCCAGCAATTCGTCATCGGTGAGATATTTTGCTTTTTCCGCCATGTTGGCCCCCGAAATAAGTGTTAATCCGACCAGCGCGCCAGCACCCGCACCTTGCCGCGCCAGGCGGCCGCCATGTAGTCCTGCCCGGACACGGTGAGCACGTGCTCGTAGGTGTATTGGCCATCCTCGGTGAACGCGTCCTGGTCGTCGGAGCCCAGCGCAAAAACAAAATAATCGGCGCCGTCCACCTCGGCGTAGGTGCCGTCCACCGTGGCCGTCAGCGCCCCGGCGGCATCGTGGAACGTGCAGGCCATCGCGCCGCCGGAAATGCCGCCGATGCGCTCCCCGCCCAGCGTGATCGGCCCCACGGTCCACTCCTTGGCTGTCTTGAAAAACCAACTGGTCAGGCTCATAGCGCCCCCGTAATCGTGTCTGTGGTGATGGCCCCGCTGAGGGCGTCAATGCCGATGGCCCCGGACAGCCGCAGCGCGGGCAGCCGCGCCACCCCGCCCAGCAGCGTCGCCGCCAGGGCCGCGGCGGCCTGGATATTGCCGGTCAGCGCCCGGGCGATGCGCAGCGCGGCGGCCATGTCCGCCGGGGCCGCGACCGGCCCGGCCATCGCGGCCACCAGGCTGAGCAGGCCCGCTGCCGCCGGGGCGGCCTGAGCGTGTCCGGCCACGGCAAAAAGGCGCTGCAGCGCCCCTTGCCACGCCGCCGGGGCCGCAAGGGTCCCGCCGGCGCCGGCCACCAGCCCGGCACTGGCCCCCAGCGCGCCGGCGGCGGCAATGGCCCCGGCAACCGGCATCACGCGCGTCAGGGCGCCGGCCAGCGCCGCCGCGCTTGCAATCGGCCCGGCCAGCGCCGTGTAGCCGTCAAACAGCGTGCCGGCCAAAGCCGGTTCGGCGGCCACGGCCCCGGCAAGGTTGCGGTCAAGGCCCAGCGCGCCGGCCAACGCCGCTGTGGCCGTCATCTGCCCGGCAAGCGCCGTTTGCGCCGGCCACTGGGGCCACAGCACACTGTCGGGCCGGCCGCCCAGCCCTTGTCCCGGATAAAGGCTTATCATACGGAATTGGCCAGTTCTTGGGCCAGCACCCCGGCCGCCAGATCGGTTAGATTGTTGCCGTCCTTGTCCTTGAGCGCTTTGACAATCAGCGGCGTGACCCCGTCGTCGTCAAAGATGGTCAGCGACCACACGCTGCCGGACTTGGACAGCACCCGCTTGTTTTTCAGCACTTTTTCCAGCAGGCCGGTGTCGGCCAGGACGGCATCGACCACACCGCCCACCGTATCGATCTTGCCATCAAGGGTTGTGCCCGTGTCTTCCAAAATCAGCGCCAGATGGCCGCCGGCCGCTTCCATCGCCGTTTTGATTTCGCCGGCCGTAGGCAGGGCGTCCAGGCCGCTGTCAAGCTCGGCTTTGGTGGGCGGATCGTAGCCATTGAGGGCGTCCGTGCATTCGGACTGCACCTCGGCATCCCAGGCCGCGTTCCAGGGCACGGCGGTCAGCCCTGCCCCGGCGGCGCCAATAACATCCGTGTCGGCCAGGATCGCATCCAGGATCAAATCCAGCCGGCCGCCATCGATCCAGTCGGTCAGCGCCCCCATGCGCGCGGATGTGACCTCCGAGGCCAGCGCCGCAGCCCCGGTGCCGCCAACATAGACGCCAAACGTCACCCCGGCCCCGCAAGTGATGGTTTGGGTCTTAATGGTTTCCAGATCGACCTTTTGGGTTGTCGGCACGGCCACCAGGTGGTTGGCGTCCACGCTCAGCGTGTTGGCCGGCGTGGTGCTGCGCACCAGCTTGGCGTTGCCGTAGTCGGCATGGGCCACCACGGCGTAGCTGTCACCGGTCTGGGTGGCCGCTGGGCCCGTGGTATAGCCAATGATCGGCTCGATGCGGATATCACTGGTGGTGCTTTTGGCATACAAAGCAAACGCATTGCAGTTGGTCTCGGCCTGGGTCAAGTCAAAAACATAGATGCCAGGCATATTCGTGGCGTCTACCTCCGACGGGTTGGTGTCATCGATGGCGTTTGCCGTGCCGTCTAGCGACACATAAGCGGTGATATTGGCCGCATCGCCGGTCTTGGCCGCGCCCGTTGCTGAATTGTAAGCGTAGATGTGGATTTTTTGGCCCGCTACATTCTTGAAGAGCATTTTAGACTCCTATCTGCCGGGCGGCCGGCATCCAGATACCGCCGCCGCCAATATCAATCTGATCTATGATAGGAAATATTGAAGGGCGATAGGCATAGTTTGTATCGTCGTTGGTCCAACTGCCTTCATTGGCAGGTGCGCCGTTGCAATATGTATAATGGTAGTCTTTGCCGCCAGCGCACGCTTCAATGCTGAAATAAGTGCCATCATTGCCTAAGTTTTGATGTATTGACATCCCTGCGTTGGTCGCAGTGGTGGGCAAGATAACAATGCGATAGTAGGTGTCCGCTTCTAGAGTCAGCGGCGTAGAAAGTAACCAAAAACTGCAAAACACCCCAGAATTGCGGATATCTTTGTCAACTGATATGGTCTCATGCACAGTTGCGGCAGCAGAATAGATGATAATACTCTGATCACCATCAGTATCTATACCTACAGCTACGCCGATCATTCTGGATTTGAACGGATTCTTGAACCGCAAACCTCTGCGATCTGGGTTTTCTCCTGAGTTCCAGACCATAAATGAACTACAATTTCCAGCCGGAACCAGCCCAGGAATTTGTGCTGGACCATCCGAATAAAGAACGGTCACAGAAGGCACGCCATTGCTAAGGGCCCATCCTGCGCCGCCGACATCGGACATATAGTAAGGGATGCCAACTTCAAAGCCAGCAGGCAAAACCATCCAAATTTGCAGGTTGCCCGAAACATAGGACGTAAACTCCCAGACAATTGCAATCCAATCGCCATGCGTTACGCTCTGCCCAGAAGATCCATTAATTTGAGTAAAGTAGTTGGTGTTGGCAGCTACAGAAGATTGTATCCCATAGGCTGCTCCACCGCCCAAGATCGTGCCGCTAGGATAGCCCGTTGCTGCGTCAACACTTTGGAGGCTGACCTTGATGGAATCAGAAGCAGTTACCGTGTAAGTGCGCCATCCAATCTTGGTGATTGTCCCAGTCTTAGCCCTGAAAATAATTGCTGCGCGCTCGCCCGAAGCATCCATAGTAACACGGTTATGAGAACCAGAACGCATAGCTGCCGTGCCAAATCCCAATACTACCGGCATTGTTAAGTCAACGAGAGACATGGTTATATTTCCACTGTTTTAGTAATACACAGATCACTCAACTTGGCCAAGGGATCTGCTTTCAGTCCCTGTGCAACGATATCTCCAACCACCTGCTTTAATGCTGGCTCAAAATCTGCCAAAGACGCAGTTGATAGATCGTCTTTGTGGTAGACTTTTTTTATTGTTTGCTTGTCAACTAAATACTCCACTGTAATGTGTCCGCAATTGGACGCTTTCGGCGCTATCATTTTAATGGTGATCTCCATCGTCTCCTCCTTTTGATCGTAAGGCTTTTAGGCGTTCGGCTTTAGCGTTTAGGCGTTAGCTAAAAGCGAAGAGCTAAGAGCTAACAGCTAACAGCCCAACGCCTCTTTTACGCCGACGCCGCAAAACTCACATCCAAATCCCCGATCGCAAAGCGCGCCGTGTCCCCGGAACCGATGGTCTTGGACGCGGTCAGCGCCCCCCAGCCCAGAAAATTGCCGCCGCTGGAGGCATCAAACAGCGCAAAGTGGGTGATCGTGCCCCACGAATCGGTGGCCGCGGCAAACTCGATGGCCGCCGCGTTGCTGGTGGCCCGGCTGGAGGCCGCGTTCCAATCCGAGGCGGCGGTGACCTTGCGCGCATAGCTGCCCCCCGACGGCTCGGCGATGGTTGCGCCGGTGTCGCCCGGGGCCGCCGTGGACAAGGCCACATAAATGGTCGGGGGCGTGTAGGCGCCCTTGCCGAACAGATGGTCCAGCAGTTCATTGGCTAAAACGGTTGAAAAATTTCCCATTGTTGGTCTCCTTTTTCACTTTTCATTTTTCACTTTTAACTGTTTTTCCGCCTAAACCCTGGCCCCGTAATCGGCCGCCTCGCTGTTTTGCCGGTAGCACACGGCGCACAAAAACCGGTTGCCCGGCGCGATGGGCGCCGCCTTGCAGCAGGAGCAAATCCCCTTGGCATCGCCATGCCGCCGGCGGCTGTAGGGCTGCCGTCTGTCCGCCGGAAACTGGTTTGACAGGCCGCCCGTCAGCAGCCGGTCGATAATCAGCGAATAAGACACGCCAAAATGCGCGGCCGCCTCGGCCCGGCTGTGGCCGGCGCGCATGAAATCGGCCACCATTTGGCTGGTCACCGGATTGGCGTTCGTGCCCCCGCGGCGGATCTGCGACGGCGGTTTCTGGCAGCGCAGCAGGGTGTTGAACCAGCTGACGCTGATGCCAAAATGCGCGGCCGCCGCGTAGCGGCTGTGGCCGGCGGCCAGATACGCGCGCATGTCTTCCAGTGACGGGCGGGGACGTCCCGCTTTGGCCAAAGGCCGTGTCGATTTGTCGGTGGCCATCACTTTTCTCCCGGCAGGCGGCCCAAGCGCTGCCTGCGGATCGCCCGCATCTGTTCCAAGCTCATCAAGGGCTCCAAATCGCCGCCGGTCGGCCCGGCCGGCCGGCGCAGCCCGCCGCTGTTTTCCAGGACCCGGCGCTGCTTTTCGGCCTGCTTGTCGGCCGCGTCGGCCAGATCGTAGACAATGGCCCGCAAATAGCCGTGGCTTTTGAGCGGCAGCCGCTGCGGCGGGCACTCCAGCATCTGGCTGATCGCCTGGGCCCAGAGCCCCGGCGGCGCCGGCCGGGCCGGCTTGCCGTCAAACTGCACATGGCCGGCAGCCACCGCG